GGAACCCCGCAATGGATTGCTATCGGCCCTGATATGTCGCAATATCAACCCGTATTGGTAAGCGGCACGAATATAAAAACCATAAACAATCAGTCGATCTTGGGAAGCGGGAATATGGACATTGCAACCAATCAAGCTTTCCCGACGAGTTGGCCCACTACGTCGGCAACCACCACAAAGGCGTTTTGCGATGCGGTTAATGCAGACTCTGGTGCGGTCGCGGGTATGTCTTATCTTGGTGAGGTTCGTTGGAGCGACCTGCCGTCCACACTTGCGAACGCAGAAGTTGTTGTTGAAATAATGCACGGCACCGGCACGAGCGGAAAAGTTATTCACTTGGTGCTGACCAGCGGCAACCTCGCTCCTTATCGCTGGGAATATACATATTGGAACAACGGTTCTAATACAAGCGGCTGGATTGGTTTTCAGGTAGAAAATTTTGATGCAGAGTACGGTGTTACCAGTTATTCTGACATTCTTTCTGCTTATTTAAAGGGGCGTATTTGTCGTGTTGTGTATGACGAGTCCGGTTCTAACGAATATGCTGTTTATACACTTAGCGAGATAACTGCGAGCCTCGCGACATTTACTTTACCCAATTCTGCGGGCGTAAGGTGGATAGGCGTAAGCAACGGTGACTCTTGGTCAACAGGTGGGGCCACGTTTGTAACAACGAATGACCTCGTTATCCCTGTAACCTATGCGCAGCTTACTGCTTTGAAAACCGCGGGCACGCTTAGAGCGGGCGCTTATTATAGAATTACTGACTATGTAACAAAAATTAACGGTACATATGACATTAGTTCTATGGCGGGTTCCGCCGCATATGTGCATTATGCTAAATCTGCAGAGCATCCGTTCGATATAATTGTACAGGCGCTCAGCGGCAACAAACTGAGCGAAAATGCATCGGCAATTTAGCATGCCGGGGATACTTATTTCGCTAACAGTAGCTTAACTGTTTGGCAGTTAAAATATACTGTTGAGAATAATCCCTCATTATATGCGTGGGCAGATGCAACAAATGGTAAGGGTGTCATCTATTATATGAAGGACGAATTCGGCAACGAATGCCACTATGACTTCAAAAATATTCAGTATATTGCATATGCAATTACGTACACCGATGCGCAGTACGAAGATGACTTATGTTATGATGCGAGTACGCAGCCCAATAGGTATGGTTCTGTATATTACGTGTTCCAAGCTTTGAGCTACTATTTACAGAGCGGTACATATACATCCCCGTTCCCCAATACTTGGCACAAAGACTTTTCTGTTGGTGCAAATATATTGGGAACTATTCAGTTCCCCACAGTGGACACTACATATTTGAGTGCGTTTAATGCGGATTGGTATTATACGTTTGATGAATACAATACCTCTACTGGCGAACACCAAGATAAAACGCTTAATTCGTCTGGTCTTGTGGTTACTTATGACAACGTGATTGGGCGAGCACCAGACGCACTTTCGTTTACTTTGTCATTGCAAAACATCCCAGAAGGATTGCCTGTAAATATATTTGAATATCTTACAGGAGTGTCCGATGAGTGGTGTTGGAACAATAATTTTGGTGATAATAATTTATTAAATATTTTCTCCAATATGTCTGGGACAAGGACTGTCACTGAATATTTATTTAATATTGCAGGATGTAACTGTAATTACAATTCCTTTGGCAACAGCTGCCAGGGCAACTCCTTCGGTAACGGTTGCTCCCACAACTCCTTCGGCAACGATTGCTCTGGTAACTCTTTCGGTAACTATTGTTGCTCCAATACAGTATCTGGAGATGTTTCTTACATAGAGATGGCTAACAACACATCGCCAGAGACATCTATTGGTAGATATACGATTTTAAGTGGTCAATATGGTGTAGGCTCTTCAAATAAATATCAACTCATCATATCTACTCCACTAGTAAATCAAAATTATGCGATGTACGTAGGTCTCGATACATCTGGTTCTGTCCGTACATGGAATCCTGCTGATGCAGCTGTTCTGGTGTCACAGGGCATGGCGCAAGCTGGTAATATGAATTTAACCAATACTACTTGGACATTTAACAATGTGTTGACTCTTCCTTCTGGTTCTGGTGGCGGAGATTTTAATATAAATTACGAAATCCCATATAATGAACAAACCTATACCTCAAGTTCGTTGGGTGTATGGGACGATGGAATGTGGTACAACGGATTTAACCCCGGTGGGGAGCAAGATTATGGCTAGGTGTATGATGAACACAGCGGTTGGTTGCGAGATGCTAAAACCATTCGCATAGTAGATGGCGTAGATGTGACTAATAGTGATCTTATTTCTTTTTTAATGGCAAATGGAACAGTAATTGGAGAGCCCGTATTAGCTGATGTAATTGGATTAGAAGACTCTTTAGTTCAAATCGCAGATCTAATTCGTGCAAAAGGACACACCACTGAAGATTTAGGGTTTCCCCAGGGCTTTACTGACGCTATCGGTGTTTTGGCGCCTATTTATTATTCGGGTACTGTATCGGCGCATTTTATAAATCCCGGCAGCGTAACCGTGGGCAATCTTTACGATTCAACCCACCCAGCAACCCCCAGTTCTACAGTGTTAACAGCCGCTTCTTCAGCGGTTTTTCCATGCGATGTTTCTGCTAACGTGTGTGTTCGTTTCGGGGCAATTGTGACTCTTACGCCGACAGAAGAGACTCTTTTTGTCGAGGAAAATACTAGCGGTACTCAAACTAATGTAATTTTAGAGACTAGTTCTACAAACCCGGCGGCCATGACCATGTCTGTTTATGGCGATTCGTTTGCGGCGTCGATTACTGCATATTAATTTTTGTATTTTTGTTGACTTTTCTCAAAAACCCTATATATTTAAAAAAGAAAGGAAATGAATGCATGAAATTACAAATATTGGTACCCCAGTATAAAGAAACCGAAGAGGTCTTAAAACCCCTCTTGGATTCCATCGCCCTCCAGCAAAGAATCGACTTTAGCGACGTCGGTGTAATTATCTGTAACGATGGCACAGATGTTCATCTTGATGAAAAGTTCTTAAAATCTTACCCCTATGATATCCAATATTATCTCTGCGAGCACAAAGGCGTGTCTGCGACGCGTAACGCTTGTTTCGACAAGGCCACAGCAGATTATGTCATGTTTTGTGATGCGGACGACATGTTTTACAATATGTGCGGTTTATGGATATTATTTAGAGAAATGGCCAGTGGCGACTTCGACTCTTTGATTTCTGTTTTTATCGAAGAAACAAAAGTTCCATTTTCTGAAGACTTTATTTTCGTTAATCATGAAATGGACTCGACTTTTGTACACGGGAAAGTTCATCGTCGCCAATATTTGGTTGACAAGAAAATTCGCTGGAACGATGCTCTCACCATTCACGAGGATTCTTACTTTAATATTCTTTGTCAGAACTGTTCGACGAATGTGAAGTACTGTCCCACTCCTTTCTATCTTTGGAAATGGAGAGATAGCTCTGTATGTCGACACGATCCCAAGTATATTTTGAAAACATACAACAATATGCTTGACTCTAACGATGCACTTATTGACGAGTTTATAAGGCGCGGGATGATGGACAAGGTAATGTTCTATACGAGCTTCATGATTTTTGATGCCTATTACACCATGAATAAACCGGAATGGGTCAATCAGGACAATCAAGTCTATCGGAAGGCCGTAGAGAGAAGATTTAAAGAATATTTTAAGAAGCACAAAGTCGATTGGCTTGCAATGCCATTAGCAGAAAAAATGCAGATATCTAATTCCGTAAGACAGCGTTCCGTTAATGAGGGCATGCTTATGGAGGCAATCACGATTGATGATTGGCTTAAAAAGATAGAGAGAGGCAAGTAATCATGATTGTTGAAGAATTTATTGAGACCGATCTGGTCCGGAGATATTCGGATTTAAATGTCTTGATCCAGCAAATCGAAACGGGAGACATGTATGCGGAGGCGATAGACCTGCGTAGCGCCCCGATTCATTATATCGAAACCGATATACCGATCGAAGAGGGTCCTGAAGACGATTCTGAAGAAGAACCTGAGGAGGTTGACTTCGAAGGGGAACCTACAGAGTAATTAAATATTAAGGAACACGCTTAGTGTTCCTTCGTGCCGCCATAGCTCAGCAGATAGAGCAGATGATTTGTAATTATCAGGGCGTGGGTTTGATTCCCTCTGGCGGCTCCAGAAAATATTGCGGGGGCACCTCAGCCCCGTAGTACATAGAAATAAAAATAGGATTTTATTTTTGCCACAATATATTGGGGTTCGAAAGAATCAAATAATACAAGATATTGTGGTGCTTTAAACCAAAAGGAGGGTTTAAACATGTTGTACTATAGCGAAAAAGACAAAAAGTTCTACAAGACCGAAGAAGAGCTGAACGAAGCCGAAAAGACCTACGACGCGGCTCAGGAAGAAATCAAAAAGAAGGCCCAGGAAAAGAAAGAAAGGGCCAAAGAGGTCGAAGAGGCCTACAAACACGCGCAGGATGTGCGTAAATCTGCTTCTGAGATGATTAAAGCAGCAGATGAAGAGTATTACAAACTGCGCAATAAATTCATTGAAGACTATGGCTCGTTCCACATGTCGTATTCTTCGAAAGAAAATCCCGACGAGGCGCTTAATGTGCTGAGTCAGGCGCTTGCGAATTGGTTCTGGTTCTGAATTAATTTGCATATTATTTGAATAATTATACACTGAGGCACCCCCGACCATGAAAAATTGGTCGGGGGATTTTCATATTTTACTCATAAAGGAGAGAGCATATGTTAATGTTAAAAAATATGAATAGGACATGTGGTTTGTCCTTTTTGAATAAACAGGTGTCTATATATGGCACCATATCTATATATATAAAGGAGGGGATATAATTGGGTAGCTGGACTAATATAAATTCCTGGTTCAACGCACTTAGCGATGGATTTTTGAATGACCAAATTTTAGCATAGCGTTTTATAAAATCGGGCACTCAGGCTAACAGTCAAGAAAAAGTTTTTAAGAATGCATTAAAGGTTGGTACAGATATTCATTCTACCGAAAAAAGTATAAAACACCTTGCTGGTGTTATGGGGCAAGCAGGGTTCGGAGACATACAAATCACCGGCGATGAAAAAGCGGGATTTAAAATTTCCTTTCTTCCTTCTAACCCCGAAGCTCGCAAAGCAATTGACGAGAAGAATATTCCCAGCCTTGAAATTTTACCTAGCAGCGGGACTGGTTTAACGATTCAGAATAATCTCCCGTCAGTGGATGCCTTGTTTTTTGTTCAAAACCAAGGGAAAGAAATCGGGCTTGCCAGCGCAAGGGCACTTGCCATTGATGCCGCCGCGAATGAACTAGCCAGTCGAATGGTCTGGATGGATAAACAGGTTGATGATTATAATAAAAAAGCTAAGCTGGTTATGCGTCAACTGAACCAAACGTTGCGTGGTATTACACACGAAAGCCCCTCGGCTGCCTCGAGAACCCAAAAAGAGCAGTTTCAAAAAGCCACCTCTATTGGGAATATTAACGGGCTTCGGCGCGAGGGCGTAGCTGCCATGGGTATGCAGGTGCATTTGTCCTGGCTTTTCAAGACCATGGCAAATAATTATAAAAGCAAACTGGGTAAATATGGCGCGCCCAGAGACGATGCTGCGTTGGCAAAAGAGCTCCAGAATGTCTTTTTTGAATCCAATGGCTTTGCTTCAACGAAAGATTTCGGACAATATGTGAAAAGGGCTCATCCGTGGATCTATACTAATCTTTGGAAGGGCGATTTAGAAAAAACTTTTAATTTGGTGTACGGACTCGGCCCCGTCCAGGGTGGCAAGAAAGAAGGCACCCCCGGTCTAATGTCTTTCGCACAACCTCCTGTCCCCACTGCGTTTTTGGCGGGCTTAACAGATAGAAAAGTTTTAGCTAATTTAAGATCTTATGTAAAAGACTTTAATAAAGAAACAACAAAAGCCTTACAAAAGTATACTTCTTCTAGGGGGGCCGTAGCGGATAAAAGTATAGCCGGTAAATATTCGACAATCACAACGGCGGAGCAAAGGAAGCTTTATTCTGCAGCTGATCTTGCTGCGGGTAAACACATTTCTCGGTCTTATCTTGCAGGTACGATTTCTGACGCTGACATTGTTGCTGCGGGGCAAGATATATTAAAAGGTAAATATAAAGAAAAATTTGGCAAGGCTGTTAGAGGATCTCTCTCTAAAGCTAAATTTGATCAGCTATACGCGGCTTCTACTAAAAAAGAACGAATAGAGTTAAACACAATCAGAATGGATATGCTCAAAGGCGTAGAAGCCGACGCATCTGTTTATGCTCGTTCTATCGCTGAAGATTTTGCGGTTTCAATGCAGTATAGTAAAGAAATTGCTAGAGATGTTGTTGAAGAAGAGATCTAGAAACTGGCAATTAAAGCAATAGGGCATACAGACGAGTATAAAAACGAAGCGACTCGAGAGCAGGCCTTAAAAAAGGTGTTAGACAACCGAAAAGACGAGCTTCGTACTGAGGCGGTACGCCATATTTTAAAACTTAAAAATAGCAGTAAACTTGTTATCAAAGATGATCCGACTTCGGCTGTGCTTGGAATAGATATAACCGAGAAAAATCGTAACAAGACATTCACTAGCCGCGGCGGTAAAATGTCCGATTTCCGTTCCGTGATAAGCGATATAACTGAATAGTTATTGGGATTAGCTTTTGTCAAGCATGGATATTCAGAGAAAGACGTTTTTGATGAAAACGGCAATCTTAAAATGGTGATTGGACGCGGCGAGCATAAATTAAAAACTCGCGATACATTCAATGGAATGCTAGAAAGCACCATCGGTCAGCTGGAGCGAACGGGGCATAGTAATTCTCAAATAATTGCTGAAATTAACAGGCAACTTCCTGGTGTTCTGAAATTTGTTGAGGGCGCGGGTCTTGATATTAACGAGGTTGCCTTACAGCATATGATTGATACTGAAGGCGGTATCACAGGTGTACTTCTGAAACTTGGTAAAGTTATGGGAGAGGCTTATGGGCTGAAAGGCAATGCCGTGCGAAAGGTGGGAGACCCCGGGGAAGAAATATTACAATGGGCTGAACGCCCCCTCCCTCTCTCGCAGGGGGCGGAGATGAGCTCAATCGACCGTTACCAAGGAACAGGTCCCAATGCTTCAAGAAAAAAATACGACAGACTGGACCTTTATAGTTTCAAAGCTAGTATTGAAAACATGCGGAAGCTTGCTCCCAAATTAGATTTGACCCCTTGGGAAAATAAAGCAAAAGAGCTGGAGGGAGCCCTGGCAAAGAAAGAAGAAGACTTCAAAAGACGCTATATGGTTAATACGAAGAATTCTCTTTTTGCGACCTTCCAGCAAGAGAACGAAAAAACCAGTAAACAAAGGGCAAACGAGCTTGGGCTGCAATTTAATGTTGAAGAGTTAGTTCCCGCTGGGGGATTCGGAGATATTGAATTTGATTAGGAAAGCGGCCGCGGGGGCATCTCTGCTTAGAGCGGCGCCGCGGCGCTTCGCCGCATTCGTGAGGCTCAAACCGAAGAATTTAATCGCAACAAAGATAAGTACTTAGAGAAGGGGATCCGGTCTCCTGATGAGGTACCCTTTGTATTTTACGCCACAGACAGTAGTGGTAATGTAATTCCCGTCTACGCCTCTGATTCCAGCGGAACTGAGCATACTGGTTACCATGTGCGCGGTGGCGTGTTTGAATTGGGGCCCGAGTATTCGGTTGGCGGAGAGACATACGCGGTTACAGATGCGATTGGCGCAGAGACCATTCGATAGCTCCGCACAATTTCAGAGTTATCTAAGTTTGATCTCACCACGATGAGCGCTCCCGAACAAAGGAAAAAGCAGGAACGCGCGGGCGAGAAAATTGCATAGTCTTATAATAATATTCTTGATTCTATCAATAAAGAAAAAAAGGGATCAATATATAAAGAGTACCATACTTTAGAAGAAAAAAGCGGCGGTTATTTCTTAGCGCAAGCGATGAACACCGAGGTTTTTAATAACCTATCTGATATATATGGTGTTAAATCTGGGGCAATGCCCTCCTTAGCATTAAGCTCTAAAGATGTTGAAACTATGCTAACGGAGTTGGCGCCCGATGAATTAAAGTCCCTTTATAAAGATTTGTTTAAGCACGGCCCAAAGAAGGGGCTGACATCTGAACAAATGATTGGCGCCATTAAATAGGCCATTAATCCAATGTCTAAAAAATACAAAGGGGCTATCAGCGGACAGTTTTTAATGATGAGATACCCCATCTTAAAAATGGTAGACGACTCTGTGTAGGCCGGCGCTATTATATTGGATTCAATAGAAGAGGGCAACGCGCTCATTAACCCGGATTTGCTAAGAACTATGCATGGGGATTTCGATGGCGACCGTCTTGCAATTTACAATGCCGCATTAAACGGTGATCTAAGTGGTGCCATTGCTGCCGGACAAAAATATTATACAAAATTAGCAAAACGGCAAGAGCAAGCGAGAAAGGCCGAGAGTAAAGGATCTTCTTTAGATATCGGCAAAGTTTCCGAATTAGAAGACCCCTTAAATAAGGCCGAATAGCTCATGAAGGCGATGTACGCCAATGTGGGCGCCGAATGGGCCGGGCGAAGCGGAAAGCTTCTAAGGGAGCTTACTGGTGACTTAGGAGCAGACGGGTCCCTCGGGGGTGTACGCCAGTTAATTAACTTAATTGGGTAGTCATATTAGACTGGTATTAACATTAAAAATGTTAGCACCAAAAAGTTAAAGGGGCACAATCCCGCCGATTTGTTAAATAGTCTTTATTATCAAGCGACTCAATCGGGCACTTTCGATACTCGAGAGGGGTTGGAAAGATTCTTTGCCACAATGCGGCTTTTGGGTATCGTTGGCGAGAAGGACGACATGTTCTCTGGAGAGGTTATGGCGAACCTCATGGATGCACGTGCGGAACTCGGTATCACAGATCAGTTTGTAGAAGGTGTGTCCGGTTTAACTGAAGACGCTATTATAAAAGATATTCTTAAAGCCAACGAGGCGTATCGAACATCCCATGGCGGTACCTCATTAGGCGTTATGATTCAGAATCGTTATAAGAATTCTGAATATAAATTTTCTCCTGATGATATTTTTGGTGGCCGTCAATATTCAGAAGTGGGCAATGCCGGTGAAAAGTCTGCTTTAGCCACTGCGGGGAAAATTTTAAGTTCCTCACATGGTTTTACGTCAACCACAGAAGCAAAGCGACGGCCATTTTTAGGCACGAAAAATTTTATTTACGCACGCACAAAATCGAGCTTTTTTGATCAACTGGAAAAACTTGATATTAATGACCCTGTGGCGCGCGAAAAATTTATTGATACGCATAAAGATGAATTTGCTACTTCTATATCAATGCTTGGAGGCACGGCTGCACATCATTTTGCAGAGCTTGCTAATTCTAAAGGAAAACTCAATAAAGCCCAGCGTGAAGCTGAAGAGAACATTCTTCATAACTATGAAAAGCTTTACGCGCTTGGAGCCTTAACCTTAGATCCCACTCTTGCGGAAATTCGCGGAATAACCATCAACCCTGATGGTTCGTTTGATTATGCGCAAGCTGCCCGCGCAGAGATGGCTTCTAGGATGGGGATTGGAACGGCCATGGCACAGCGCATGGACGAACACCTTGGTCCAAACGCGACTAAGCTGGCTGAAATCTCCATCCCCGGAGTTGCGTTCGGGAAAGAAGAGGCCTCCATAGCCGACCTGGTGTCTTTCGTGGTTGACGAAGAGGGTAAAAAGCACTTTACGGTTAGCGACTATAAAACCAGGGGCTCGACAGATTTACACGCAGACGATATTGCACAGGTTTTAAACGAAATTTCGAATCTTCAGCTGCTTGAACAAGCATTGGAAGCATCGGGAGCAACTTCTGCAGAAGATTTCTTAACAAATTTTGCACTTGGCCACGGATACACCGGGCAAAAAGCCAACGCGCAAAAAGTTGCACAGCTTTATAATAAACACATAAATTCAGGAACCAAACAAGAGCAGTCTGCCAAAAAACAGCGAGCCGCTGCCCTGATGAATGCTCTTATTGGCGGTAATAATTATTTCTCTGGTGCTATTACAGTTACAGATAACGTGGGAAGGTCTAAGACCTATACCCCGGATCTCTATGCAGAATAGACCTCCCGTCTTCTTGATAGCTTTGGTGGTACTGAGATTCCTAAGTTTAAAGAAGAAGAGCTTTTAGCTCTCATAGCTGAAAGTAAGAGTTTAGAAGACGAGGGAAGAGATACCCCGCTTAATAAAGAGGGTCTTGCAAAGCAATATATAGAGGAATACCGAGAGCTTCTGGGTGACAAAGAAAAGTATTCTTTAAAACGCGTGGATTTGGCGGCTAAACAGGGCTCTAAGGCTCTTTCTCCAGAAGAGCAAGCCAAAATAACAGAGGACCTTAAAGAAGTCGATAGTTATTTAGCAGAGCATATTGAAAAGCGGCTTTCGAAATTATTACAACTGATTAGAGAGACCGATGCAACCGCTACTAGCGCGGATATGGACACGTTGATTTCGAAGCTCGAAAAAGAAGGCAGCACCGTTAGTGATCGTTTAGTGGTTGAGGGTGCGCTTGCTGGAAGACGAGCAAAAATCGACGAATATAAGCGTATACGTAGTGATAGACAGAGCGCGTACTCTGCATATAAAGATTTATATGGATATGAGTCTCGTATTAATTCGGTCGATGCGGCGCTTGTAAAAGAAACAAACCAAGATAAACGAGATATCCTTGAGCAAGAAAAAGCAGATCTTGAAGAGTTGCGTAACATTGCGCAAGAAACGGTTGATCTTTTAGCAGAAGCGCATAAAAACGATCCCAATTGGACGGGCGCGGGTGGATATTTAGCCACGGGGCAAAGACGCGCGCGTCTTGATACGCGGGTTCGCGAGCGCGCCGAAAAGGCGCAGACGGCTGATGGCGGTTTGTTGGGCGATATCTCTGGATAGTTCTCTAATTATTTCTCTCGATTTGTTGTTGGCCGTGCCGCAATGAATATTATGGCGAAGCTGCGTCAAGGTATTAAATTATTAGTACAAAACGCAAAAGCCCTTGATGGTACTTTAACGAATTTGCGTATTGTTACCAACGGTACTAAAGAAGATACGCGCAGATTAATGACCGAGTATTCGAACTTGGGTCAAAAGATTGGCGCGACAACGCAAGAAGTTTCGGCTTCTGCACTCGAATGGCAAAGGCAGGGCTACCAAACTGCCCAGATTCAAGACCTGGTTACGGCCTCCTTGTATCTGAGTAAGTTAGGTATGATAGACGCCACTGCGGCAACCAAGGACTTAACAAATTAGGTCCGCTATATAGTAATATATAGAAAAATAAATCACTTGATATGCTGGGAACCCCTTAGAGCCTCGTTCGCTAACTGACACCGCGAGGTGTAGTCAGAAGTAAAGTAACGGGGATTGGGCAATCAGCAGGCAGGGGTCTTTATAAGACCCAGCCCCATCGACTATCCTTTATGGAGTACATCTCGAGCGAGATGGAAGCAAGTGACATCCCGGTGTTAATTTTGGGATGATGATATAGTCAATTCTCACGCGAAAGCGCGAGGTGCTTTGCACAATAAGGAGTAGCGACCCTTATTAAATACAAAAGTAACGAGTGCGTTAAAGGGATTCAAAATGCAGGCGTCCGAATCTATGGATATCGTGGATAAGCTGACTGCAATTGACCTTAAAGCAGCAACTTCTGCCGGTGATATTGCCGAGGGTCTTGCTTAGTTCGCAAACATCGGTAGCTTGGCTGGTGTTGATATGGACCAGGCGGCTGCATATGTTGCAACCATTGCTGACGTTACGCAAGCTTCTGGTACGCAAGTTGGTACCAGTATGAAGACGATTATTTCTCGTTATGGTAATGTTAAAGCTGGCGCGTATAATAAAATGAATCTCGCTTCTGCTGAAGAGGGCGATGCGGTAAACGATGTTGAAAAAGTTCTGAATAAAATAGGGATTTCAATTCGTAGTTCGAGCTTAACTTTCAAAGATTTCGATGAAGTCTTAGCAGAAGTGGCTGAAAAATGGGACGCTCTCGACAATGTTTCCAAGAAAGCTATTGCGACCGCACTTGCGGGTATTAGGCAGCAGGAAAGCGTTGTTACACTTTTGTCTAACTGGACAAAGTACGAGGAGCTTCTTGAGGTGTCTCGTAACTCTCGCGGCACAGCCGAGACAAAATATACCGCATACCAAGAATCATATCAAGCGGCACAAAAGCGGCTTACTGCGGCGGTTGAAAACATTGCTAGTAACAGCGGCGTGGCTGGATTGTTAACCGAAGGGATTAATCTTCTTGCGGAAATTGTCGATGCTCTTCCTAAGATTCTTAAGTGGATGCCCGGTCTGATCGCTGGAATGAGTAATTATAGGGCACTCTCTGGGCAATCCTGGCTCCAAAAGGGATTGAAAGGGCTTGAGGAAAAAGGCAGACTTCGGAGTCTGAGAAGTTTCTTTATTGGCGATAAGCGTCGCGACGCGACCGACGCCTATGTGGCTGCCAGAGGGGAGCGCGTGTTTAAATCTGCCAAAGAGTTTGAAAAAGCAGCAGAAAATACAGCAAAGTCCGCTCAAGAAACTCAGGCCGCCATGGAAGAAACCGGCGAACAAATAACGTTTGACAGCGTTCTGGAAGAACAGCACAAAGAAAACACTGCACGGCTAGGCGCGCAAGAAACCCAAGAGGAAGAGAAACAGCTGGCCCTTAAACAGCAAGGCGGCGAAGGGGCTTCTGGCGGATCTTTGTGGGCATCCAAGGGCGCGTTGCTGGCTACTATGGCCATTAACCAAACTATGGCGGGGGCCTCTGCCTATATGACGGGTGGACAAACACATACCGACTCAAGGGGAAATACTGTTACGTCTTCCGAAGAGGCCAAAAGTGTTTCTCGAAGTGTAGACGCGGCTCTGAGTGCCGCGATACCTTTTATCGGTGGGTTCTTGGGCGACCTTGTCGGCAACTGGGTTGCGCGGTCCATTGATAAAATACGAGATGACATCCATAATCTTTCTGCTGACGCACAGGAAACCACTAATGTTTTAGAGCATATCAGCTCTTAGGTCTCGGAAATTAAAAGTTTATCCACTCTTAAAAGTATTGATGATATTCGTCGAGCAGATGCGTTGGCTGATGAATTTTTGTCCGATATTTATAAATCTGAAAATGATTCTACTAGAAAAGTTTTCAAAGAAGAATTGGGTAAAATTAACAACGGTGACGATGACCTCTATAAACTTGTTTAGTCGTTTAAAAATGAGGTTGGAGAAGGACGCAGAGAGGCAGCCCGTAAACTAGAGATTGCGCAAGTTAAAGCGTTGCATCAACAAGAAAAAATTGCTCGGACAGAAGATATTTATAATCAAGAGCAAAAAGTTGGAAACGCCTAGTTAAAATATAATTCCGCTTTGGATGGGTTTACCGATTTGGGTATAACCAACCGAGAATCTGCAATGGCCTGGGGCGGCGGTACAGCTGCTGGTATAGGGACCGCGGGGGCGTTAGCAACTACCGGAGCAATATTATTAGCGGCGTGGCCGGGGCTCCTTGGAAAGCTTATCGGGGGTGCCTTGTTGGGCGGCAGCCTGGTTGCTGGTTTTGGTGCTGGGTCGGCTGTTGGTTCTGCTATAACAAATAACTATAAACAACAGAGAGCTTAGGAGTGGGAGAGATCCCTGGTCTCGGATAAATTGACTATTTTATCTGAACAAGCCGAGCTCATGAAAAGAATTATTGAAACAGGTAACGATTAGGCTCGAGAGGACGCGCAATAGCAGTTAGCGGCTACGGAGGAAATGGCTAGAGCCCTCAAAGATTACCAGCAATATATGTGGACGCTTCGCGATGAAGACAACAAAATGTTGGTTGAAGAGGCTCTCTTGACAGCCCAAACAATGTCCGCTGGGCGCAATGCTTATTTAACAGATTTAAATGTCGTTGAATTAAAACGTCTGGGTGTAGGTAAAATTTATCGTACGCTCGCCGAAGAAGTTGAGAAATCCGGCGGTCTTGCGGGATATTCAATGAGATATGAAAATGGTGATTTAAGTGAAGGGTTCTTGAAATACGCAGAGCGCGTACTTAAGACCGATGAGGAAATTGCAGCGGTGCTTAGCGGTGAAGCATATAAACTTAAAGAGGCGTTAGAAAAACTAAATCCAAAGGATTAGTTTGATAAAAAAATTCTGGAGAGTTTTGCTTCTGCCATTGGAACAACCGTAAGTAATCTACCCTAGTTTATTGATAAGCTTGGAGAATTAACCCTGGCAGATTTATTAAAGAGCACCCAAGAATTAATTGATTCTACGAGCGCCTTCTCTTCGTTATTAAATACCATGGCCTCGAGTACGGAAAGCATTTCTGGCTGGATGAATAAAATTGTTCAACAATATCCTGATCTTATTGCTTATATGTCCGACACACCGCGCGTCATGTAGGAAATCATGACGCAACTTAGGCAGCTTAATAACCAAGAACTCAAGGAGCAATGGAATCAATATGCGGCAAGCGGTGACCATTACGACAAAGTGTTTAAACCGGGTATTTTTTCCTATGTTGCCAGTTTGAGAAAAATGCAAAAAACCGAACTCACAGACGCAGATATTGATAATGCGCTTCAGCAGTCGGGGGCAACAACAATGGCGAGCTTGCTGAAATATTTAATGGGGACAGACACTTCTAAAGAAATTAATAAAGTTCTTATTGAGGCGTTTTAGCATGCTAGTGGCGATACTTTAGTCGCAGATTTGTACCGCGAATAGTTGAAAAACGCCACTGAGTTTATTGCCAGCGCTTACCAGAAACAGGTTGACGCTTTAACTGAGCAGCGCAATATGTTAGAAAATATTAATAAGCAACGTGAATATGAGCTGAAGCTTTTAAAGGCGCGCGTCAGATTAGAAGAGGCAATGAACGATAAGCGACGCATTTACCGTGCAGGGGTTGGCTGGGTATACGAAGCCGATCAAAATAAGATCGCAGAAGCCCAAAAGGAAATTGAAGACCTGTCTGTAGAAAAACAAATTTCTAAAATTGACAAATAGATTTCTGCGATTGCATACATTGCCGATAAATGGAAAACCTTGTGGGATGTTCGCACCGAAGAACAAAAGCAAGAACTAACAGAAGTTTTCTTTGGTGAGTTTTCATCAAATGGCCGCGGCGCCGTGTAGGCAATCGTGGAAGGCTTCTCAGAAGATTTTAATAACACACTTACAGATGGCGGCGGCACCGCAGCTAGTTTGCTATCCTAGGCTGTCTTTTTGCTGGATGGTATTGAAGTTGGTGTTGATAAGATCAGTGAGTAGGTGGTTGAAGCCTCTCTGGAAGATAGAGAACAGACTTTAGCAGATTTAACTAATGCCTGGAAAGACTATACAAAACTATTGGGTAAAAATAAGACGGCCTCTGAATTAAACTCTGCGCTCGAAAAGTATCAAAGAATTTATTCGATCGCAGAAAGCAAAGGATATATTGGCTCTGATTTCCACCAAAGTGCTGGAACGGGAGTTAATTCTCTTGAGGCGTTAAAGGCTGCCACTTAGGATATGTACACTCCTAAATATTCTTATTCGGTTAATACCCCCTCGGGTAGCCAAAGCTATGTTACAGATTATAGTTCTGCGCAAAAGAGTATTGTAAGCGAAATTCTTGACCCCGACAAAAACATTAGGTTTATGCAAGACCCCAGAAATAAAAAATCGGGCAATTGGTCTGATGCAAAAGCAGGCACTTGGGGCGGTTCTTTCGCTCAATTTATAAGCAAAGCCTATGGCGAGGATATAGGTTTATATGAGTCGGCGGAAGATCTCGCCGCCTTTTTGCAAGAGCGAGGGGTCGAAGATCTTTTGTTCTAGCATGGGGATGGTCGGAGCGCCCTTTACCACGACGGAGCTTTCTATGCACTCAGCAAAAGCTCAGAGGGAAGTTCTTAGTCAAGTGTAGTTTGGGGTAACGAAATGGGAATCAATACCATTTTTTCTTCTCCTTCTCCGTTCTGGGGTAAGCCCGAAGTCCCTCTCGTTCGGAACGCTTTGGGAACAACCAATTTTGCAGGCGCTACTGCGCTTCTTAATGAATTTGGTACAGAAGCAATTATTACTCCTTCGGGAACGCTCACCGCGCTCCCCGCACACTCCGGCATCCTCCCTGCGGATATCACCTCGAATCTCTGGGCGTTGGGAGAAATAGCTCCCAATCTCCTTAGGGCTGTCGAGGGCGGTATATCTCTGCGTAATGGTGTGTCTGGATCTGCACCTCTCTGTGATGAATCTTTCAACATTAACAATCTTACTATGAATGTGTCTGCAGATAGTTCGTTTGATGCTGATGCATTTGTTAAGTCCATAAAAGCGAGAGTCGCTTTAACTAAAAATCTTACGTAATTTTACGACAGTATAAAAAAGAAATTTTATCGCGAAAATCTGTTGTGAAATTGCACAAATACAACCCCGTGGGAAACCACGGGGTTGTGTAAAATATACAAAAAAACACCTTGCTTTCTTAAAGTAAGGATACTACATTTTTAATATTTTTATTTTTGGAAAGCAAGCGTGCCCTTTGGGGCATAAGAAAGGAGGATTGAAATTAATGGCGGTTTATAAGCCTACATATTGCTTCCCTTTCGCAACGGGGGTAGATGCGAGGGTTGCGATTAGCCAAACCCCCGAAGAAACTCCGGTCAAGTATTTTTCGTGTAAAGTTGACACATCAAACAAGAATATCACCGGATATAAAATAAGAATTCTAACCGATAATAACCAGGTGGTTTTTGAGGGCGACGAAATCAGCCCTATTTCCGAATTGTTAGAATTAAGACTCGAAGAAAGTGACTTGAATGCTGAATTAAATTCCGGTGTGAATGGTACTTTTTTACGTATCCCCTTTTTCCAGAACAATCGTAAAAAATTAAACGAGTCTTATAATGCGATGTATTATACTGCCGATGCTTTGGCAGATCGCGTTTTATATTATACGGCGGACATGGACGCAAACGATCCATCGAACATAAATAACTGGACATACACAGCGCGCACAAAGAGGCTGACTTACAATTGGCCCAACGATACTGATGGAGACGCCGCGCGCCGTAACATAATTTTGTTAGACGGCGAAGCTTTACAAGAAGGCGATCTTGTTGTTGCGAGCACCCAGGGAACCGCGCTGGGCACCAATATTGACGGTGTATACCGTGCGAGAATATTGCGTTCATATGATGTGTTGGGCAACTTGATCAGTAGCACTTATTTAGAAAAAATGACGGGTCTTACTAGCGCCACGGTAGTTAAGGGGCGTACCCAGCATAATAGCTATTGGGTTTACAACAACACTTCTAAACGTTTTGAACATGCTGCTGATACTCGCGCACATTGGGTAAGTTTGGTATACGATACTAATTATTCTGACGGACGCGCAAAAGAGCAGGTTGTTGAATTATTTGATGCCAATAATAATAACTATAAATGGGAAATTACTTTATATCAAGGCAATTATTCAGAATATCCTGAGGACACGAATGTCTTTGGTTATTTAATGCCACCCTACATTCGTTATGAAGATGTGGATATAGAATGGTTGGACATGACGGTCATGGACGGCACAATTCTGGGGTCCACGCCCGAAAGAATTTAGCTTGGCGATATTGATGCTTTGGGGCTTAACATCATTCCCGAAGGAACTGACGCAGACCCCCTGATATTACAAAACACGTATATGGCACTGGGGAGTGCTTCCAATACACGAGTGGGAGTGAAGGCTTATGATGCTTCTTTCGCCCATGTATATCCAGTTAGCGGCAGCCTTACCGGCGACGATGTAAGCCGTAATGATGTTTGCTAGTTTTTTAAACATTCTAATGATCCCAATGACATTTTAGATACCGATATTATAAACCGAGCTTTTAATACGCCCGTAACAATTGAATTTGCTGCACTTCAAGATGGAAGTTGGAAGACCTACGGCACAGAAGAGGGATGGGAAGCCAATTCTTATGTGGCTGAAAGGCACATCTGGGCCGGAAAAGACGGGAAAGGTATTGCGGGTGCAAATGTCGGTGATTACATACTTTTATATGCGCAACACGAGCCCAAACAAAACGGGGTGTATCAATATTATCAAGAATATGGTAAATATTGTATTTAGCGTGCCCCTTCTTACGAAACTTGGGCCTCTTATCTTGGGAAAGTTATGTATTCTTTATACGATGGGCTTAATTATGAATCTTTAGCGACCCCAGGATTATATACTTTGTGGAATCCCAAAAAAGTTGACACGGTTTCTGGGGATAGCCCCATTTATTTCCGAGTAGAATAGCCGATAATATTGTTTTTAAATGCTGCGAAGGGAAGCTTTGATTTGTACGATTCGAACAACGAGAATCCTCCGGGAAGCAGTAGTTCGTATAAGGGCACGGTTGATGGTGTAGGGGTTAATGTTGGAGACGTTATTTTGTATTCAAAAGGTAATTATGCCACTGTTGCGAATATTAGCACCAATAGCAGTGGAGTCTCCTGGTACACAACAAAAAACTCTAACAGTACAAAAAGTGGGGGCTATTATTACATTCGCAGAGGACAAAACAACGGGAAAACTGTTATAAAAAGAAGTGGAACTTCATTACGAGATCATAATGCGGATTTAAGTACGGCAAAAATTCTTAAAAACAGTACAACACAAACTTTTATTACACCTTGGATAGAGATTGCTAAAACAATGAAGTTGAAACTTCTTGATAATCATAACGTTGGCGGTCAACAATGGATTAATATCAAGGGGTTCAATAGCAAACAATATTATATCACGCACGACGCTTTATCGTCTGCTATAAAATCCTTTAGCACCACTGATACTTCTTATCCTTGGCGTTATGAAATTAAAACTTATTTTAAGACCTCTGACGAGAATCCTTTCTATTCATATGAGTCTCCATATGTAATTCTGTATAAGAATGACGAAATTTTCTCTACCCTGGGAATGAATTTTTCAAGAGAGAACTATATGGTTAGTGACGGCGCATACGGGCAAGAGTCGTTTGTTGTCGTCGGCGGTTCACCTTATACGGTTGGTTTTTCCTCCCCGATGAACGCCATCGCGGCGCGCGCTGTCAAGTTATCGGCACAATATATGCAATTTGGTCAATCGTCGTGGGAAAACTATCGCTGGGCATTATATGGGAAGGCACCAGACGACGGTCCTGATGACTATTCGAAGTTATTGTAGGACACGGGGTGGCGATATGATAAAAATATCACCGCCACCTTCTATGGTCTTGCAAATGACACCGCACAAGACATTCCTTATAAATTTGTCTTGATGTTGGAGAATGATTTGGGAGACGTTTTCACTCAAGAAGTGATATTATATGTTGCTTCCGGAACACGTTCAAAGACTCTTCTTAGCGAGGGTGATAAGTTTGTTGTGTAGTATGACTGTACTACGGAGTCTAATGTGATTTTTATCGATATAGACGAGTCATCGTTTAACCTTCAGGGGGACGCAACATATTCAATCTACCGCAGAGAGTACGATGTTTATCCCCAAACCCCCGTTATTAAGGGCACCTATGTGGGTGGCTCTACTTTCCGTGGGGAGGATGGTACGATTTACAGAAGCAATGAACAAACATATAATAGGAAACAGTATTTCTTGGCCGTTCCCGAGAAAGGAACAGTTGGCAGCGTAAGCGAGCCCACCATGTATACGTGCAAGAGGTCTGCTATTGGTGAGTATTATTTCGATAAAACAGATGCGGCTTCCTTCGTCATCGGTGATTGGGAGCCCGTTGTAATACACACCTCAATAGATAAAAAAGTTTTCAGAGACTTTAATATTACCAATGGTCGCTCGTATCAGTATGTGGTTTATCCCGGCACATATAAAATTGACATTAATGATATGTCAAACACTTTCCAAACTTTTGCCAATTATGATGGATTAATTTGGAAAAACAACACAGGTGACACGAGTGATTTATACGGAGAGCCGACAATACAAGGGCAAATCGTCAAAGGTAGTTACGAAACCTCGAATGTTGCCGGGCAACCCATGTGCACGAAGTGGGATTATTGGAGCATTGCCGAGCTGGAACCGGAAACCATTAACGTAGATATTCCTTTGTTACGCAAACAATATCGTGTTAATAATAAAAATGTCTGGTTGTTTAAATACTCTTTAGAAACTGGTTCGCAGACACAAAATATTCAACGCTAGGAGTTTGACACCTTAGGACGTTACCCCAAATTCGGCTTTGGCGAAATGAATGCCGACAGCGGTTCTATCTCTGCGCTGCTTGGCAGCGAGCTTGTACCGACAAGCAAATATAAATATATAGAGCGGATGCCATTTAGTCGCTATGCCCCGATTTCTACAAATGAGAAAGCGGAAATGCTGCGGCAGTGGCAACAATTTGTTTATTCGAAGAATCCCAAACTTCTCAGGGATATTAAAGGTAACGCCTGGATCGTCCATATTACGGGTAACTCCGTCACCACGCGTGATTTTGTGGAGCCCGTTCCGTCCACTATTTCCTTCGAATGGAAACAAGTCGACTCAACTCGCGGGCTGATCATTTATGGCGACTACGGTACTGTAGAGGAGAGGGTGGCAAATACCCAAGATAGCGCCCCCGAACAAAAGGGGTTCTTTGCAACAAGCCCCGAAGTTTGTTGCACGGGCAACTGCACCGAGCTGGATATGGCTAGAGTGCTTCTTAAAGATTATGCTGACGTCATCAATCTTGGCACCAGGTCGCCGCAAAATGTTTCGATCAGGATTAAAGAAGACTTCCCGAGAGTGTTTGAAGAAGTCAACGACGAATATGGCAATATCTTTATCAAGATACCTACGTTGTATCGTAAGGTTACAAAATATGATTATAGTCAATTATCCGGTGGCTCTATTCGAGACTTTAAGATTTCTACTACAAAAGTAGATGATACATATGAGCCGTACTCTGTGTTTGTAGACGCCGATAACAATATATTGCCATATGTATATATCGGTAAATATGCATCGGGTGATTTGTATGCGGCAGATGGTCTTATGACCAGCAAACCCAGAGACACTGGCGAGGAACCGGCGTTGGCGGGAATCGACGTAATGCGTTCTGCGGCCAGGGTCAACGGTCCCGGATATCAGCAGTTTGACTGGCAATTCCAAAAACTTTTTGTGGACTTGGCGTTAATTTTGAATAATCGCGGTGTTAACTTCCAAAACGGTGCTAGCGAAATTACAGAATGTTTGGGCGTCTGTGATCTGAATTATCCTGTCTGGGTTGATGGCGTAAGAGGTATGGCAGATAGCGATTCCAGTCTCTTAACATGGAGAATAGCAACTACCCCGACCCATTATGCGGACTACACGGATAACAACTGGTACAAAGACATTGATGCATATCAGCGCCCGGCCTGGAATAGCAACTGGTTAAACCCCGATGGTTTCATGACTGCCGAAATTACGGCACTTGGTTACGATGAGGATTTTCCGTTCTTCAACTATCCGGCAAAAGTAGACGGTTCGGCATCGATTACGGCGAAATATAACACCTATTACTGTGATGAATACTTTGCACACGATTATAATGAATCAACATTGATTCATCCCGCGATCGGACACCCTGTATTTTGCGAAATTGGTAAGAAGAACAAAAAGATGGGATTGTGGCTTACAGACGTGGCGTATCGAGAATCTAAAGAATCGGTCAATGCCAGATTGTGTTATAGACCCACAAGCGGCGTGGAGACACAGTCGACGGCGCCTGTTCTTTCGAGAAGTAACGCATATACCGTTGTTGTTTCTTCGCCTACGTACACCGCGGGTACGGAACTCATTTTCTTGTTTGAAGATTTATCTGGTATAAATAAAAATGTTACCATTTCTACCAGTGCTTCTACGGGAACTTATAATTTGAACACGCTTGGAGTCGGCGAGCTTGTGTTGGGTGTAAGATATGGTGTTAAGGTTTGTGCCTTTGAGCCCGACCGTCGCATGAGCGATGCCGTGATTTTGCCAGCATTTACTGTTGGCGGAATTGAGTATGGTGCCGGCGAATATGTATATATGTGGCGCGATCCAAACGTATTTGGTAGCGAATTACATATTCAATAGGCTTATAGTCTTAGCGCCAACGAATCGCAATTAATTATTAATTAACATAAAAATGAGGTGAAACAATGGCACAACAAGATGTAAAAGTCTTTGATGCATACGGGAAACCCGTTACTTATCAAGACATAGACTGTATTAATGTCCCTTTAGCTGGGGGCTCTAGCGCAAATTTTTATAATACCTCTGATGCGGACAACAGTGGGGCATATATATTGGCAGGCCACCATTTTTATGGACCGAGCGGTTCCGTGCTTGGACAAATTGGCACATACACGGGTTCGTATAATGTTACTTCTACACAAGCGACACTTGCTACGCAAAATAAATATTGCACTGCTGATATTGTGGTTAACGTACCTGGCGGTGGTGGGTCTGAATTACCGGCTGGTGTGTGCACTTTAACCTACAAAGAAGACGCAGACACAGATTATATTAAACAATATGTGGTGGTGGGGGAGACTACATAGCCTCCCACGCCGCCCGAACCACCGAGCGGTAAAGTTTTCGTTGGCTGGACGGTTGGGGGAAATATACAAACCTTCCCCCTCTCCCCCACCACCGATATGACGCTAATTGCGCACTTCATTACCCCCGCCGACGCAATTGTTGGGATAACGGGAGTCACTCGTTCTGACGGTGTGCTAACTCTTACAGATGATGCGGCGGATATGGGTGGATATACTCTTCAAAGAAAAGGTCCGGTAGTGTGTGTTAACAATCCGCTCGATAGCATTTTCCCTTTTAACGAAATACGCGAATGGACAGACAGTTAGGGGAATGTTTTTATACGCATACCTAAAATGTCTATTCAGTGGATTACTACGACGATAGACGGAATTTCCGTTATTGATGGTATTAAATTTTCTAAAACCCAAAGTGGGGGGAGCTGGTTTATACCCTCTTGTTTTGGCAATCCCAATGATATGAGCACTTATTTAGACTCGGTGTATATTGGAAAATATGAGGCCGGTGGGAGCGGGTCAAGGGCTCTTAGTTAGGCTGGTAAAACTCCTACATATGGGACTCGGTCAAATCTTAGAAATAATATCGCAGGATGGGGCAGTGGTTATCAGCAACTAGACCTTTCAATCGTAACTCTGTATAATTTTTTATGTATGGCTTATTTGCAACGTTCTAACCTTAGTTATGCGTTTTGCACTGGTCGTATAGCCCAACCCGCGGGGTATTCCAGAGCCTGCACAACAGGACTGACTATGTCGATTGACACTGCCTTTGGTTTTGACGCTTCAAGTGATGTGCCTCTTTCTGGATGGGATGAGTCTTTTGGGGTTATGGAAATTTTAGGAGTTGAAAATCCATTTGCCAACGTGGATAAGTGGATCGACGGTGTGGCTTTTAGCAGCAGCGGAACCGCCGTGTTTGAAAATCCTCTTAGTTTTAAAGATGCTGTGACCCACCCCTCGGAAGTAGATCAAGATTTCTATCGTCCCACATCAAGCGGTTATGTAAAGTATCTTTCTTATAGCCCGAACCACCCTTCGATGGCCTTTCCTCGTGTAATTGGTGGGGGGGCCGCCTCAGATAAATATTTAGGGGTTCATTATATTTATGATGCTTCTGGTTAGGTATTAATGGGTGGCGGTTGCTGTAACGATTCTGGTGCTGCCGGCCTCTGGTATCTTTCTGGAGGAAGTGCAAGTACTTATAGCGCAAATTTTACGGGCACGCGTATATGCTACCGCCCAATTTCTGGATAAAATTGACCTTTTATCTTAAAATTTATCGTCAAAATATACAAAAACAACCCCGCGAGAAATCGCGGGGTTGTGCAAAATAAACAAAAAAGGAGGGGGAAAAGTGAGCTCTTATTATAACCTTGCGAGTGGGGAGGTTTTGTCTGTCGACGCTTCTGAAGATTACGGCTATGTAGACGGAGACGTCGATTTTGAATTGCTGCGCAGAGAAATTAACTTAAATTATGTACAATCGTGCTTTAGAATTTTTGTATTATATGCAGACGAAACAATTGCATATGAAATTCCGTCTCATGATATAAAGCTGGGTGGTAGTTATAATGAAAACTATCAAAACGGGCAAAGAAGGACTCTTTCTTTCACTCTATATAATTATGACGGACGCTATACCCCCGATATAAATACTTTTTGGGCGGGCACCCGCCTGCGTTTCGATTTGGGTGTAAAAATAAGCACCGGGAAAACTTATTGGTTTCGGAAGGGCACTTTCGTGATTAATTCTGTTACTCCTTCAGAAACTGCATTGATGCGCGAGGTTTCTGTACAAGCGGGAGATAAGTTCGAATTGTTTGATGGTGCTACCGGACGTCTGTGGTCTACATATATTATTGATTATGGGATAGATATTTATACTATTATTCGCGACATTTTACGCACAGATATGGGCAATGGATGCGTTTTAGATCCCCAAGATTTTATATATCCAAATATTTTTACAGGTAAAAAAACACAAGTTCGCATTAGTAAAAATGCCGGGGACACACTTGGATCCATTCTTACAGACTTAGCCACTCAATTATCGGCTGAGATATTTTATAACAGCTGCGGAAAACTTGTCATAGCGCCAATTAACGAAGTCACTTTGGACAAAGACAAACCGTTGCTCTATTCTTTTGACACGCAAGTAAGAGAGGTCGGTCCGACCGATTTAGATGGTGATGTGTCTTCCATGAGTTTTACATTTGATTACAACCAAATCATCAACAGGATTGTTGTGGTGGGAACTGGTGTTGGCGGAGGCGCACTTTCGGCGGTCGCTTCTAACGATGATCCCGCGTCGCCCCTTTGTTGGAAAAGAATAGGATATCGAACTGGTAATATTATTAACGATAGTAATATTTATACAACGAGCCTGGCACAAGAACGTGCTGATTATGAGCTAAGAAAGCAATTAATTTTAAAGAGCTCGACCAGCACAGAGGTGTTTTTCAATCCGTTGTTAGAAGTCAACAACATTATAGCAATTTCTGATAAATTTTTTGAGCTTACTTGTGAAAAATTTCTTATTCAATCGGTCTCCTGTTCTCTAGATTTTACGGGGCGTATGAATATTAGTTTTACAAACTTAAATAATTTACCATTTACATATTAAAATTTTAAAGAGGAGGGAGATACATGGCTGAAAATTATAATTCTAGCTATACCGGCGCACAAGTAGACGAGAGTGTTGGAGCGCAAACTGTTTTAATGACTGCTTCTTAGCTGGGCGATCAAACTTACTGGGCTACAATGCCCCCCAATAAGATACTTGTTTGTAGCCAGGGTAGCGCAACTTATCCCATGGGAAGTATGTGGAGAAGGACGGGGAGCGAACTGTAGCGTATAGGCGGTTCCACCGAAAACAGCATTTGGTATGTTGAGACAAACACAGATGGAGCGCAAACCACCCTTATCCTTAATAGTAATATATTACATTCCTCAAGGGATGTGGTCGCGGGGGACATTTTAATTTCTCGAAATGCTGATGTTTATACTACGACCACCTATAATTCATCTTCCGCCAAGTGGTCTGTAACGTTTTTAACAAACATAGCGGGGAACCAGGTGCTTTATTATAATGTAAACACCGCTGGAAGTTCCACTCTACAAATCACAAACGGCAGTGTATAGAATGGCTACCCAAAAGCAAATGACGTTGTTATTTCTAAAACCGGAGATGTGTATATTGTTACCACCCCGGGTGCAACCACCAGTAGCGTATCTTATTAGACTAATATTACTGGTCCTCGTGGATTACAGGGTACCACCGGGGCTCCAGGTCCTCGCGGACAGGCGAATTTCTGGTACAGCGGTAATGATTTATATATGGACGATGGCGATATATTCTGGGACGAACGCGATTTTCCTGCGGGGGCGCAACCCGATGCGGGAGACTTATATCTTTGGTCTGGTGTAGACACCCCCGACACGGGTAGAACGTTTTATAACGGAGACGTTTACACAATTGTAGAGAGCGGACCAGGTGGCGCTACGTTAACATATACGACCAACATTCGTGGCCCCCAAGGCCCCGCCGGTACATTGTTTAAGGCGCAATATGGAACCACCACACGCGCAGAAATAAACGCTGCCCTGTCGGCTGGTTTTTTACCAGTGGTTATATATGGTAACACGGTTTATTATTACAGTACAGCTGGCTCCACGGCAACTGGCTTTAGAAACTTAGACACTTAGCGCATAAGTGTCAACGACGCAGGACAGTGGATTGGACCCTATTAAAACGGAGGGAGAACGTTATGAGTGTACAAGATTTATCCAATACAAAATGGACGTTTTATTCTGATCCCTCTTTAGATAATTTACGTGCCTTTGCAATTGATTTTAAATCTAATGAAAAAACATTTCCAAGATTTAAATGTGGAGATACATATATAAAATATGATCATAAAATAGTTTATGGGTACGAGGAAGAAAAGCCATATCTAACTCTTAGTAGCCCCTATTCTTTTATTCTTAGGAAGTAGGGGGCTGCGGAGTGGGATGGTACTGTAGAATATTCTACTGACACCGAGCACTGGTCAACATTTCTTGGTGATGATTCTACGCAAGTGACGGCGGCTCCTGTTGACGGTGAATACTGTCTTTATCTTCGTGGAACTGGAAATACACATTTTCGCACTTCGGCGGCGGCGCTCGCGGCAATGTTTTATACACAGCTGTCCATTGGAGATAGTACCACTTTCCCCGTTCGCTGCGAAGGGAATGCCGAAAATTTATTTGATTATTAGACCGTCTCTGCGGGCGGACATCCCTCTTTAACTACGAGGGGGTGTGCTTCATTATTTATGGGAGGCAACACACTGATGGTGTAGGGCTCTGGGGGGTATTTTATTTATACACCTAGGTGTCCTTTTACAGAAGTACCAGAATACGGATATTTTGCTTCTTTTGTATATAATTAGTATGAAGAAGCCCCTCAAGTTTACATTCCAGCGAATATCGCCGCCCATGCTTTTGACCAGGCTTTTTAGCACAGCACGCTTCCTGAGGTTGATTGGGATTTAACGCATGTTACTTCGATCGGAGAAGGGGGATTTAGGGCTTTTAGTGACTGTTTCTCGCCCCGGTTGGTTTTGGGTCCCAATCTTACTTCTTTGGGAACTAATGCATTTAAGGCTGAGGGAAACAGTCAAATTTCCGTTTGTTATCTTTTTACGGACGAAGATACGCCACAGTTTGACGTGGCAAATGTAGCAACAACCTTTACCCCCTCCCAAGGTGGGGCTAAGAATTCAGCGGCATATAAGATTTATACCGACAACACAGCAATTAAAAACGCGGCTCTAGCAAAAGCGGGATAGTATACCACTGTTAATGTATATCATATTGATGGGAGTGATTGGGAATCATGAATGCAAATTAGGATTTTTTGGACCATATCGACGAATTCAGGGCTGACCAACACGAACATCTAAGGTTCGCGATTTTACACCAAGACGAAGTTACTTATGGCTCTGAAGAGGAGTGCAATATACAATATTGTATAGATAATAATATTCCTTGCTATAATAGGAAGGGACCGGGGGGAACAATAGTCCATGCGGCTGGTAGTTTAGCATTGAATTATATTTATTCCCATGATCGTTTTCCTGAATTTTTATCTACAGAATTTATAGATGATTTGTGTATCTATTTTAAGAACAAAAATCTTAACGCGTGGGTAGAAGGAAACGATTTGTTAATTGACGGTTTTAAGGTGGCAAGCGGTGCGGCGTAGAACCTTCCTCCCGATTGGCGCTGGTGCAATATTGTAATTTTAGTATCAACTACGCAAAATTTTGACCTTATACAAAAAGTTTGTTTAAAACCGATGATTAAAGTGCCGAAGGCTTTGAGCGATTGGGGAGTTTCTACTAAAGAAATGATCAAATTTATAATAAACTGGTTTTCGGAAAAAAATATAAACATTGGTGAACCAAATTAATTAATTTATTGGAAGTGACAAAATATGCCGAACAATTTAGAAAATAACGATACCTGGATTGATCAGGAATATCGCACAATAAGAATAAAGGGCGGCACAGATGCGACTAACGCTTCGTTAATATCATGGTTAGAAACCAATGCGGTGCAACAAGAAGACCGGGACGCCCAGATGTTAGATGTTGCACAACTTGAATCGGATTTAACGGATGTCGCTGATTCTGTGCGTGTTCAAACAAAAATATCGAATTTGCTTGCTTTCCCCAACGATTTTCAAAGTCAGCTCGATTCATTGCCGGCTTCTTACAACATTAGTTTCAACGGAACAGTTGAAAATGGCTCTCTCGAAGGAAGCTCAAGGGTTGTTGATAATGGTGTTGCAAAAATGAGATTTGTGCCCAACGCGGGATACGCATGTCCCGAGGCGGTTGTCGGTTTTAGCGGAGTTACTGGCTCCTATTTTGTTCCCTCAGGGGTTATAACAATAAGCAATCCAACAGGACCAGTAACTGTGGGTAGCGGCATGACATACACGTGTCGACAAGTTACAGCATCTACGGTTACTGGTACGCCCCCCCTGTCTTTTACAGACTCAGCAAGAGCCTATATTACGGAGTTAGAGCAAACAGGAGTGTGCGTATAGAATGGGACCCCAGCTCCTAGCGCTCCAGTGGCCATTAAATGTAATAATGGCTCGATAGTGTTAAAGGATGCAGAATTACCGTATGGTTATAAACGACTTGCGAGCATAATTTTCTCTGCTAGCACATATTATAACACCAACAAGAAGTTATATGGTTCAGATGTTGTTACAATGACCATTTCTGATTTTACATCAGGTGGACAAAACTTGTTTGGGTGCTATTCTGGCACAGGTGATGATGTATATAACTTTTCACTGTATATTTACGGCACTTCTACTGGTCAGGCATATTGGAGATATGGTCAAACCATCTATCGTCCAGTTGTAGGCAGTACTTCTCAAAGAACGATTACGTTTGGAGCAGGTGGAACAACTGGTTTTAAAACAAATGTGACACATAATACAGTTGATTTTGAGACAACGAGCGTTGCGTGGATTGGTTCATTACCAAATTCAAGTTCTCCAAAGTATGAGGGCAAAATCATTGGCAACATTACAATTGGAACTAGGCTCAAATATATCCCCTGCGAGAGAGTATCAGACGGTGCAATTGGTTATTATGAAGCCATCGAGGGGGTATTTCTTGAGCCACAGGGTTCTGCTCCTGTGAAAGGTGCTTATGATGACACACATCTTACAGCAGGCGCAGCTGGTACGCCTGAAGTATTAAGTGTTGGCAGTAAGAACCTCAATGCTGGGGACCTCGACCATATCGGCTATACTTCAACTGGCGGTACTTCTACATCTTCAACTTTTGCGGGCACTCTTTGTCAAATCCCCACCAAAGAAGGGGAAAAATTCACCGTTAGTTGTGGTAATATCGAGGGTGGTATCTCTGGCGTGTTTATCAACACCTGGTTAGAAGACGGTAGTTGGAATACTCGTCAAGCAATCGCAGCGACGGGCGGTACTTTAACTTACACGGTTGGTGCAGGGGTTAGTTTAATTAACTTTACTCTATATAAAACTGGCGGGGTCGAATTATCAAATAACTCGTGGATGCAAGTTGAGTATGGTGCAACAGCAACTAGCCATGTGTCATATGCCACTCCACAAACTGCGAGCGTAGCAGATTTATTTGCTGTGGGTAATTATAAAGACACACAAGATATTATTACTGGTGATATCACTCGTAAAGTCGGAATTAAAGTATTTGATGGAACGGAATCGGTTTCTGCTAGCGGTGAAGGTTGGGCAATCGCAATATCTGATAAATTGAAAAGCAAACTTGATGTGCTTTGTTCGCACTATCCTTATTCATCTGCGACAATGGCAAATGCTCCAGACAAGAGTATTGTCGCATTTTCTTCTCAAAATATCGGTATTAAAGATAGTTCATTTGCGAGCACTAGTGATGTCCAAGCATTTCTTACTGCTCAGTATGCTGCTGGCACACCTGTGATAGTTGTTTATCCTCTTGCAGAAGAAACTGTTAACAGAGTGGTTCCTCAACGTTTGTACACTTTCTACAATGGAAGTGTTATTTCAGTTACCGCGGAGGTAGATAATATTCCGCTAAGTGCAACCTATTCACAATTGGTATCAACGTCGTGATTTAATAAAATAATAAGGAGATGTTAATGTTATGCGTGGTCAAGGTTTAAAAAATCTTAGCAACACCGCATGGAGGATTGTAGATGTCCCTGGGGTAATCGGTACGGGCACCAATATATTTGATATTCATTTCTTTGTGGGCGAAGAAGAATTTTCGTCTATGAAATTTGAAGATCAGGGAGATAATGGGGCGTTGTATTTTGATAGCACAAAAATAGTCGAGTATCCCGTCGGTGAATGGACAGATGAAAAATATCAAAATATATCTATCGACGGGGGTCTCGACGCAGAAAATCCTGCTCTAATCGCCTGGCTTCAAAAATATGCCAAGAATCAAAACGGTAGTGCTTCTTACGCGGGTATCGTTGGCGCTTTAAATAACGTTGCCAGCGCTGTTCGTGGCGACAGTAGCGCCAATGGTAGTAACGGTGTGCGGATTGTACCCGTTGTACTAATTGAAGAGTCTCCTTATGCTTATATTGATATGGAGGCCAAAGAATTGTATGACATAATTAAAAAACTGGATACTCCTGTATATCTTTCCACTATCGACGAACAACAATATGAGAACGATGGTGTTTAGTGGGTTGAAGAGCGAGCCCTGTTGATTCCTATTGTTGAGGCCTATCGGGGCTCTGCGCCCGATGTAGTAATGTACGCCTTTGAATGTATGTCTGGCGAGTTCTCGGGGTTCCTTGCCGATTCGGACGACGCAAAGCCGACTCTTCACAATTAAGCAATGATTTTACCACGATTGGAGGTATGTTGTAATGTATAACAATATTAAAAATTTAAGCAACACCGTGTGGAAAATCATTGATATACCCGGTGTTATTGGTACAGGAATAAATAAATTTAATATTCATTTCTTTGTGGGGGAAGAGGAATTTTCCTCGATGACATTCGAAGACTGGGAGAATAGCGGTGTTTTGTATTTTGATGATATAAAAGTCGTTGAATATCCTTATGGCGAATGGTCTGATGAGGAATATCAAAACATCAGCATTGATGGCGGTCCCGATGCCGGTAATCCTGCTTTGATAGCATGGTTAAAGAAGTATGCCCAGAATTAGACAGAGAGCGTTTCTTCTGCAGATATTGTTCAAGCTATTAACAATATCGTTAGTGCTATTCAAGAAAAGAGCGACGATGGTAACGAAGATGGCGGCGATAATGATGACGGGGGAGCGTCAGGTTGCGCTTTGATTGTTAGCTTAACCCGAGACAATCCCAAGAAGACTTCCCTTATAGATGGCTTTACTGCAGATAAAACATTGAAAGAAATTTATGATGCTTTTAGTGCGGGAAGATGTATAAGATTGGCTATATATGGGAGCGTTGGTAATTATTATCTGAATTTAACAGCAGCGAACCTAGATGTTATCGGTGGCGATAATGATATATATAAGGCACACGCGTTGGATACCGATGGTTACTTTTCCTCGAGTGGCGGTGCCTCACAAACAACTTGGAATTTTACGCAAAATGGCGGCGGCGACGTAGAAAATTAAATGAGTTTACAAGGAAGGGAATATAATGTTTAAAATTGTAATTGATCCCGGTCATGGGAAAAACGACAACAAGGGCGTGTATCCTGAATATAAAGAAGGAACGCAAATGTGGAAGTTGGCCCAAAAAATTCTTGCTATTCTTGCCGACTATGAATGTTCAGTTATATGCACCCGTCCATCCATAGACGACAATCCTACGCCCGAAGAGCGTGGTAAAATGGCGGTGGGAGCCGATTTCTTCCTCTCGCTTCACTCTAACACCCCGGGGTCCGATGACAAAGGTACCCCGGCCTATGAAAAATGCACAGGGACGATTTCGTTCTATAGCATAAAAAGACCCGATGATAAAGCTTTTGCTGTGGATCTCGCAAAAAAGACTGCGGAAATTATGGGTATTTATAGTCGTGGCGCCAAACAAAAGACCAAAAAAAATGGTGACGACTATTATTCCGTGATTCGCAATTCTATAGAAGTGGGTTGTAAGCATTCCTATATTATCGAGCACGGCTTCCACACTAACAAGCACGACTGTGCGTTTTTGCTGGACGACGGCAACTTGCAGAAAATCGCAGAAGCAGAAGTGGCGCTTATTGAAAAATATTACGGGATTAAAAAGAAAGAGCCGCCCATTCCTTCTTATGTAATAGAAGCGGGTGATATCGTTTCGATTATTGCTGGAGCAGTATATTGGAATGGTAAATCCATCCCCAAATCTATATTACAATATAATTGGAAGGTCACTTCGATTAATCACCTGACGGGTCGTACTGTCCTGGGTAAGTCGGAAGATGGGAAGCATTCTCTTAATTCTGCCGTGGATAGTAAGTATCTTGTAAAAGTTACGGCCGAAGAAGCCCCGAAGCCTGAAACCTTCCCGGCGGTATCCTATACTGGTACCTCGATCAAGGCGGCTTTACAGTCTATTCAGGTGAACGACTCTTTCAGTTACAGAAGTAAGATTGCAAAAGCCAATGGGATTACTGCTTATCTGGGAACTTCGAAGCAGAATGCAACGCTTCTTAACCTTCTCAAACAAGGCGAGTTAATAAAACCGTAATTTTATTTGATTTTTTGTTGTTAAATTGCACAAAAAAATTATTATATAATATTTTAATATTGTATAAAATGCACAAAAATATTTTTGTGTATTAGGTAGGAAATCTTTTCCTACCTTTTTTTATCTCCCTATACCTTGACTTTGTTGTAAAACCTCCTATATTATTATTGCGGAAGGATTATAAACCTCGCGATAGATGTGGAAAGTTATATGAAGCATATTATAAGGAGAAAATATGAAAATATTATTTTATGACGGAATTTTAACTGATTTTATTTGCAAGCACAGAGATATAAAAGAATTAGAACCCCCTTTTATAACGCTTGATGCCGGAGATGGCCCGTCAATGAATAGGGTGCTTTTAGATGACATAAGTGACAATCCTACCGATTTTGTCGATAAAGCGGTGGTGTTTACTAATTCTTTAATTGCGTTAGACCACAGATATGGCTGGAACCATAAAGAAAATCACACAGATATTTATATCTGGGTTGATGAGCTGGAAGAATTTAAGAGAATTGACTCGCTGACAGACAAAGAAATACGTTACGCACACCACATTGAAAAGATGTATTTGGCCGGAGCGTTTGAATATAGTGAGTACGAGGAGATGGATGAAAAGGAGAGCGAGAATGGCTGATTATATTGATAGAAAGACAGTGCTATCTTTTCCTTTTGCAAACGAGCAATATGACCATGAAAATGCAAATGAAGATTTTATTCTTGGATGCGAAACATATAAAGAATGGTTAGAAAATTTACCCATCGCCAATGTACAGGAAGTCCGGCACGGAAAGTGGCGCGAGGATCATTTCGGCAATGGCATAACTGTTCCGATCAGCAAATATTATATTTGTAATCAGTGCAACCATACTTCACAAAAGAAAACCCATTACTGCGCACATTGCGGTGCAAAAATGGATGGAAAGAGGAACTTGAAGGGGATCATGGTTGGCTCTATACAGATAGGAGAGAATAACAAATGAGAAAAGCATCAGTACATTTAGAAATTTTTGTTCCTGATAATTTTCAACCCGGTGATTGTGAACATTGTCCTTTCAAAAATGTACATGAGACCGAGGTTAGTTATCAGGTATACGAAAGAAAAGTCGAATGTCATCTTGGTAGGAAACCGTTCACTTGTCCCATACACATACATATACCCAGTCAATACGAAGAATTGGGTTTTTGAGAGGAGAACTAAAATGGCAGGAGAATATCTTAATCCAATGGAACTCGGTTTTAAACCCACCGCCGGCCCAGAATCAGAAATGAAAGAACAGTTTTATTTGTTCCAGTTTGATGATGATTCTGTTTATGAAATGACCTGTGGTATTTCGTTTAAAGATGCGCTGTGGGAAATGAGTAAATATACTGGATATAGTAGCGAGATGCTTCTAAAAGCGCTAAAAGGATATGACTCTAACGATGTCGATGGTATTTGCGCCCTCTTTGAGGCATTGACTTGCGCCCCACGAATTCGGGCGGTCTATATTGTAGAAAAAAAGATATATAACCTAGACACAAAGTAAATAACAACGTCTGAAAGGAAAATAATAATGAAAATGAAAGAAATTGCAAACAGAGTTTTTTGGGGAATTGTTTCCATGGTTTTTGCCGCCGCGGCCCTTGGGGTGGTTGTAGCCACTATGAGCCACGAAATCAGCTGGTCTCTCGCATTTTATATTTCATGCATCTCGTTAGATGTTTTGGTCCTGTTAAACGGTGCCTGGATGGTGTACAAGGGATTTAAAGAGCTTTGTGACACTGTGGATGCCGCTCGCGAATCCATAGGTCTTCTTTATCAAAAGGGGTTCAATACCAAAAACAAGGAAACAGTAGAAGGTGTAAACGCGGAGCAGGGAGACAAATAAATATGTTGACTTGTATTTATTTATCGTTGTTTTGTCTCGGTGGCGCGATTGTCCTGCTTCTTCAGGGGCGTACGGAAATTTGGCCTTATGTCGTACTATTATCTCCGGTTGTTTTAAGTGAATTTTTTGCTGCCTGGGCCTATAATAGAGATAAACGTGAAATGGCACATTTGCACGAGCGAATCAGTTTCTGGGGCACCCAGGTGTTGGCATTAGCAAAGCATGTGCGTGCGCTGGAAGAGGGAAAGACACATGAAGATTAAAGAATTGGATCGAGGGACGCTTTTCCGTATAATTGGAGACCCGGAAAAGATAATTTATATGAAAATACCTGACCCGACTTCCGAAGCAAACGCGCGTATCATATACGATAACACCGAGGTTTTTATTACACCCGATACAGAAGTCGAGAAATTTTCCCGTGGAAAAAATTAAGGAGAGCAATATGGAAAAAGAACAAGTTAATCATCCTTCTCACTATAATTTCGGCAGTATTGAAGTAATTGATTACATTCGTAGCACTCTTGGTGAAGAGGGGACCTATGATTTTTGTATAGGGAATGTAATTAAGTATATCAGCCGCGCAAAGCATAAAGGAAAACTAAAAGAAGACCTCCAAAAGGCACAGTGGTATTTAGCCTATGCGCAAAATATTGCAGATAAAATGTTAGAAAAAAATTGATTTTAAGAAAAAACCCCATAAATTAATAAAGAGCGAGACGTACTCGCGCATAGTATTATTGTATTATTTATAAGGATTAAGGAGAATTTAAAATGGCTAAAGAAAAAGAAAAAAGAAGAGTTAATCGTGTAAAAATTGTCGGCTTTTTAAAAGAAAACAATCTGGAAAAAATCCGTTCCGTGAAAGACATGGATGTCATTCGCGGTTCACTTGTTATCGCAACAGATAAGATAAGCAGTTACAAAGTTCAGTTTTGGACTCCGGAATTCCTTTACAATGGAAACGAGTCCGATGATTACAAGGCGCTTGAAGGACTTCTTCCTGAAAACACAATTAGTGTTGCGTCTTATTTAAAAAATAATACCGAAGCAAATTTTGCGACCGCGTCTGAAGTGGCTAGTAAGGTTTGGGTCATGGCAACTCTTGAAGAATACGCCTCTCGTAAGGGCGAAAGGGTTTCGTCTATAACCACTCTTAAAGGTTTTAAGGCCGGGTTCTCTAAAACTGGTGGCGAAAAGGCCTTTACCCCCTGTGCGGAATTCGATATTGAGGTTTACGTCAATAAGCTGGAAGACGAGATTGATGAAAACGAAACGTCCACAGGGCGTGTAATTCTTGAGGGGCTCGTTCCCAAATATGATGGATCCGTAGATTCTATCGAATTTGTAGCAGTAGAAGAAGACAACGTTGCTTCATATATTAAGAAAAATTATCACGTCGGCGACACCGTCACCATAAAGGGCGATGTGGTAAGCATTCAGGAGCGCATTTTGAAAGAGCAGAATACCGAAGATTTCTTTGGACGTTCCCCCGATCCGCAGTATGAAACGAAATTCATTAGAGAGCGTCGTATCCTTGGCGGTAGCGCTAAGCCTATCAAACAGGGCGAAGAGGGGTGCATAACTGCTGAAGCCGTGCGCGAAGGACTGCTTAAGCGCGAAGAAAAAATGCAGAAAAACGGCCAGCGTGCGCTTGAAAGGGAACGCGCGAAGGAAGAACAGGAAGTCGTTGAAACCCCGGCGCCCGCTCGTTCTGTCGGCTCCGAAGACATAATGGATTTTTAATCAAAGGAGCGGTAACTCATGGAAGATAAGAGAGAAGAGCGAGAAATTGTTGCAGTAACCCATCTTGACGAACTTCCCATTACAGCCTCGACTATACAGTCTCTTGATTTTGCTCAAAAATATGAGTATTTAAATCTTTTGATACAGAAACTTAACGAGGTTAAGAAAAACGTAGACAGCACCATAAAAGAAATTGTTAAAGACAATTATCTGTCGACCGGGAAAAGTTCTTTGTCTTCCGAGGGGTATAGATACACCTATGTACAGGGATCGACTCGTGAAACGTTAGACACCAAAAAAATCAAGGCTGAATATCCAGAAGTTTATAAAAACTGTTTACGAATAACACCCACAAGCGATTCCGTGCGTACGACACGCCTCATAAAAGACGAGGAGGTCGTGGAAAGCGATGTTATTGAAGTAGAATGAGAAAGAAATCCACGACCTCCCCAACGGGATGGTCGTGGAATTTCTGCCAGAAACCCACACATATATTGTAAACGGGAAAGAGGTCCCCAGTGTCACAACGCTTCTCACAAAGGTTTATGGAGATGCTTATTCTGCTGTTAACTAGGAGCTGTTACGTCGAGCCGCAGAATACGGTACAGCCGTGCACGAAGATATAGAGTAGTGGATCAACGTGCGTAAAGCGGCCCCGGATGCCGAGATAATATCTCCTTATCCCGAGGTTCGAAATTTCTTTGAAATGATAGAACCGATCTACAAAATTACTCCCATTATGACCGAGAAAGTCGTCGTTTTACAAAATCCAGATGGAGAGATAATAGCCGCCGGGCGCTTTGATCTTTTGTGTGAAGTAGACGGGAAATTAACCCTCGCAGATTTTAAAACAACCTCAGTAATACACCGAGAACTTGTAACAGCCCAATTAAATTTATATCTGCGCGCCGCTATACAGTCGGGATATCTTTCCTCCGAGGGGGCGGATCTCGGAGTGATCCACTTAAGCGGCGAAAAGTGCCGCTATGTTCCTATTGTGAAACTACGGGACAGCTTTTTGTTGAATTTTTACAATTGACAGATTTTAAAAACCCTTTATATATATTATTGAATATACGAAAGGCGGTTTGAATTTATGATAAACATTCCTTTGCTTACCCCTGAAGACATCGAGGTAAAAGTAAAACAAATTACAAAAAATGGTGCGTTGGCATTAATTTTTAAGACTGCTCGCACTGATCGTCGAATTTTAAACCAGGTGTTTGGTCCTTTAAACTGGACGTCGGATTATAAAATGGTTAAAGATAACCTGTATTGCGGTATTGGCATACGTGAGTCCGCCGACCAAGACTTTGTCTGGAAGTGGGACTGTGGTACCGAAAGTCGTAGTGACGATGATGGTAATGAAAAAAAGGGCGAGGCGAGTGATGCTTTTAAACGTGCAGGCTTTCAGGTCGGTATAGGCGAAGAACTGTATTCTTCTCCGCTTATTTGGCTGGACGTGGAGACCGTGCAGCGCGGGGATAAGTGGTTTTTGAAAGACCCCCTCGCTAAATATGTAGTTACGCACGTTGCTTATAACGAGGAAACGCGTGTAATAACCGAGCTGGAAATTTGTAATGCAAAGACTAGTGTGGTCGTTTTTAATTGGCGTTTGCCGAGTAAAGGGGCGATTGCTAAGAAAATGACCCGTACTATGGCACCCGTTTCCACCACTGATACCGACGACACTCCCCCTTGGGAAGATTCGACTCCGGCCGCCTCCACGTCGCCGGAAACACCCAAAAAGACTGCCAAATCTGAAGGGGCGGGTTCAAGTACCGAGGCGGAAAAACTTCCGTTAAAACAGCTTATATCATCTATAGGGAGCATTGTAAAATCGCTCTATACGAAGAACGGTAACGCTACTGTGTATAACAATATTGTAAAAGAAGTTAGCGGCAGTGATACGTTTAAATGTAATGCCGCTACCGAGGCAGATTACGACGTAGTAAATGAAATTTACCGTCGGTTAATGGCTTTAGAAAAGAATGGCTAATTCAGCAGCTCCCGTTTGTACGAAATGCGGGTCCCGCATCGTGGGGCTCGTATATTCGCACGAGGGAAAAAAGATATGTTATTCGTGTCACGAGAAAATTGTTGCAAACATGGAGCAACTCGAGCAGGAAAAGCAGGGAGTGTACCGCTATATTTCTGAGCTTTTTGGTGTTGCGGAATTGCCCGCAGATGTTCTTGCAGGTGTTTCCCGAGAGTTAAATTCCGGGAAAACCCCTCGGGGAGCCTGTGCTACTTTACGGTATTATTATGCCGTGGAGGGTAATTTGCCCACGAACATTAATTCTGTTCCTTATATTATTCGGGATTATTACGAAGTCGCTCGTGAGTATGTGCGAAAAACGCAACAACTTAAAAAGAAAAACGCAGAAATCGATATAGATGTTCCTAGTGTTACTATAACGCTAGACCCCAATAAATTAAATCCCAAGAAACCCAAAATGGATTATAATATTGAAGACCTTTAAATGCAGAAAGGGGGTAATTGAATGGCAGAAGCCGAAGTTCACAGCGCATCAAATAAATTAGCTGTTATTCATGTTTTGGCCGCGCTTATTCAAGACCCCCTTTTATTTTCAGACAACAATTATTCCTTTTCTATAAATGATTTCCCCGAGCAGTTTCACAAAATATTGTTCGGGGCTATCGAGCATCTAGCAAAAAATGGAATGGAAAAAATTGGATATCTGGATATAGATCAATTTTTAAAGCAGTATCCAATTCAATATAAGGTTTTTTCAACCAATCGTGGTATTGAATATATTCAAAACGCTCTCACACTATATGACCCGAAAAAGTTTGATTATTATTATCAAACATTGAAGAAGTATAGTTTAATCAACAGCCTGTCCGCCAATGGTATTGACACAAGGGATATTTATGATCCTAATATTGTGGATCCCGTTGCGAGCGCAAAGATGTATGAGCGCTTTGATAGCTTAACCGTTAATGACATTCTCGCGGCCGAGGAAGTCAAGATCATTCTCGCAAAAGAAACTTACGGCAATAGCAGTGACCGGGTAGAAAACCGCATGGGCGATGATATTTTGGAGCTCGTAGAAGAGCTTCAGGAAACCCCGGAGATGGGCCTACCGCTATGTACCCCAAAACTGACCACTCTTTTTCGCGGACAGCGCAAAGGGTGCGTGTATATGATGTCGGCCCCCACTTCTACGGGTAAAACACGTGTTGCGGTAGGCGAAGCGTGTCATTTAAGTGTGCCCGAATATTACGATACGGTAAAAAAGAAATGGGTTTCAACCAACCTTAAAGAAAAAGTATTAATTATTGAAACCGAGCTTGAGTTAAGAGAAGTACAGACCATGGCTCTCGCTTATGTCTCGGGCGTCCCAGAAACTCATATTTTAGATGGTCGATTTTTTGGCGATGAAAAAGAACGGGTGTTGAAAGCTGGCGAACTGCTGAAAAAAGCAGAACTTTTTATGGTCGCTATTACTAACTATGATACAGAAGATCTAATTAGCACCATAAAAAAGTATTACCAAATTCATGGCGTTCAATACGTTTTCTACGATTATCTTTCAGAAAATATGAAAATTATGGCGGAAGGCACGCGAAAAACAAAGGTCGCGAACCTGAGAACAGATCAAATACTGCTTTCCATGATTACTGCGTTGAAAGATTGCGCTAAACAGCTTGGTCTTTATATATGGACGGCCACACAGATTTCTGGTAATGTACAGGGCACAAATGAACTAGATTATACTTTCTTGCGTTCGGCAAAAAGTTTGGGCGATAAGGTTGACGTTGGTTGTATTTTAACGGCGGTACGCGAGGCAGATCGTCCTGCGGTTGAGTCTTATTGTGCGAAGGGGTTTGAACTTGAGCCTAACTTCGTTCTGTCGGTTTATAAAATTCGTCGAGGAAGCTATCAGAATATTAAAGTCTTTTTGTATTTCGATAGAGGAACTTGTCGCATGACCGATACTTTTGTAACGGACTCAAAAGGACAATTGATCCCCGTAGAGGATACCAATATAGAACTGTTGCTCGATAAAACCAGTGAAGAAAAAATTGAAGACGTATTTGCCCCCGTTTTGGGCGAAGGGGTGACGGAATGGGATGGTGAGTTTTAATGGATGCTAAGACGATAAAAGAAAAGCTCACTACAGAAGATGTCATTAAATTATTCTGCACGCTGCAGGGCAATGATAATGTGTTATATGATGCCCAGGGACACCCCATTTTTAATACCTCAATATGTCACGGCGGGGACAGTGATAAATTATATTATTATCCCGAAACCGGACTCACGCATTGTTATACTTGTGGCAGAACTTCTGATGTGTTTGAGATAACACAGCGCGCGCTCGACACAGATTTTAAAGGGGCAATGTCATATATTACTGAATTTTTTCACATTCGCGATTACGGCTTCGGCACCGACGCGGAACCTAATCTTACCGACGACTGGGATATTTTCCAGCAGGTGAAAGATTACAGTAATGAAACCCCTGTATATGCGCCCCCCGAAAATATTCCTGAAAATCTTCTCGAGTATTTTTATCCTCTGGCGGCCCCGCTTGAGTGGCAAAAAGAGGGCATCAGCCCGGAGGTCATGCGGGCCTTTGGAATTCGTGTTGATTCCGCTCTTCAGAAAATTATCATTCCTCATAGGGATGAAAACGGTAAACTGATAGGTATCAGGGGACGCTCATACAATCCCATAGAGATAGATAACGGGAAGAAATATATGCCCGTATTTATACAAAAAGACATGTATAATCACCCCCTTGGGAAAAATCTTTATGGACTTTTTGAGAACAAAGAGATTATTAAACAAAGTAAAAAAGTCTGTATTTTTGAGGCAGAAAAATCTGTGTTGCAAACAGCAACCATGTATGGGTTAGATAAATGTTTTGCTGTTGCCACTTGTGGTTCATCGCTTTCCTCTGAACAGATGAATATGTTGTTAAAATTGGGAGTGGTAGAGATCATTCTAGCCTTCGACGCTGATCATGAAGGTGGGCGCGGGGCGCCTGATACGCTCGAATATGAACAAAAACTGTTTAAAATTGTCAAACCCTGGTTGCCCTATGTTAATGTTTCGGTAATTTTTGACTATGACCACATACTTCCGCACAAAGCTTCTCCTAGTGATTGCGGAAAAGAGAAATTTGAAGAGCTTTATCACAATCGTGTGCGGCTTTCATCATTAAGCGAAAAAATCCCTACAAGGGGTAAATATAAAAATTAAAACGCGAGGTGATATCGGTGGCTTACACCAAAAAACCTAAGTTTTCCTACAGCAAGCTGAACACATATTAGTCTTGTGGATGGAAATACTATCTTACTTACGTCACGGGCCATTATGTTTTTACCGACTCACTGGCCTCTGAGCTTGGTACCTTATTGCATCACACGGAGGAAGAAATCGCTAAAGCTTTAAAATCCGGAGACGCCCCGGATTATGAAAGGCTTAAATAGGATTTTGCAGAATTAAACATTCCAAAGTCTTTTCCGGGCGATAATAAAGGTGGTATATACGGCACCAACATTTTAAAAGAAAAATACAAAGAAGAGTATTTTAAACCCAACGCTGAAGGTGTTTCGTATTTTACTAAAATAGCCGATTACTTAAATCACGGCATTTATCGTCTTGAGTAGTTTTTAAACGACAACCCCGATTTGTTAATTTTTGACATGGAAAAATATTTTTCTGTAGATTACAAAGGACACATGTTAAGTGGGTTTATTGATCGTATTTTTTACAACACTAATACGGGTGAATATATTATCGAAGATATAAAAACCAAAGAAAAGCCTTTTTCTGACGCAGATTTAACCACCCCAATGCAGTTTGTTGTGTATACCTACGCCCTGGCGCAAACACTGGGAATTTCCGAAGATTAGATTCGATGCGTGTATAACTTGCCATTCTGTGATATGCGTCAGCCAGCAGGAACAGCCAATTTTATGAAGCGCGGGATTAAAAAACTTGATGCTATTTTTGAAGGTATTGAGTCGGGAGACTACACCCCTGGTCCCTCTCCTTTGTGTTATTGGTGCCCGTTTTCCCCCACCAATCCCGAGCAGATCGAAGAGGGAAAATATTTATGCCCCTATTACTCTCTCTGGACAAGAGAAGAAAAAACACACACCGTGGCAAACAAATGGCTTGGAATGGAAAAACATAATGGAATTATGCAAAAGGAAAAAGAAAAACAAATTGCCGCGGAGCAGACTCCACAGGATCTGAAAAATGATTTTGATTTTTAATGAGGTAATACATGGGCGAATTTAAGGAAATTGCAAAAATTGAGTTAGATTTTGATCAACTAGAAGAATGGCGCAGAGACGACGAAGAGGGGCTTCCCGTTTATAGCTTAATTTCGTTTTATGAGGCTTGCGGCATGCAGGCAGAGATGAAAAAATATTACGGAGACGCAGCAAAAGAGGCCGCCTCCCCCGTCGACGTGCTTTCTTGTAATTTTTACACCCTGCAGCGCATAAAAAATTTTATTACCGAACATTGGGAAGTTTTTTCTCTGGTAATTGAAGAAAACAATAACGTTAAGTGGGATACTCGCAAGTGGGCAAAAAATCACAAACACTATCACAGAAGACTGCGTTCTCGTGTGCAAAACAGTTTGAATTTTGATTTTGTTAATTTTTGTCCCGCCATTAATGACGATCTTCCAGATAATGTTTTGTCATTCGCCGTTTATTCCCCCGACGGCGTTGCAAAAGAGGAGGCCGCGACTTGACATCGCGGCTTTCTCCACATAATATATAATAGAGATTAACCGTTAAAAGGAGAAAATAATGTTCGCAAGTTTACACAATCACACCTGGGCCAGTAACCAAAGATTTCTTGACAGCATAAATCGCCCCGAAGAGATGGTCGATCGCGCCATTGAGTTGGGGTTTTCCGGTATTGCGTTTACGGATCACGAGGCCCTCTCTGCGGCGGTTGATATTATAAAAATACGTGATAAAATTATCAAAGAACATCCCGATTTCAAAATCATTTTCGGCAACGAAATATACTTAATAGATGAAAGCTCAGTAAAAAATGCCGACAAATATTACCACTTTATTTTGCTCGCAAAAGATCTTGAGGGGTGGAAACAATTAAAGGAATTGTCTTCTGGCGCTTGGGAAAGAGGATATACCGAGAAAGGTATTATGCGAGTTCCCACGACCTATCAAGATATAGAGAGGGTGGTTGGGAAAAACCCCGGACACATATATGCCTCAACAGCGTGTATAGGTGGCGAACTCGGCACAAAGATTTTAAGGCACGATGTTCCTGGTGCGAACAACTTTATTCGATGGTGCATCGGGGTTTTCGGCAAAGAAAATTTTGCTTTAGAACTGCAACCCTCTGATTCAGAGGAACAAATTGCTGTCAATAAAACTTTGATAAAATTTGCAGAATATTACGACGTACCCTTTATAGTAACAACAGATAGTCATTATTTGAATAAAGAAGATTTTAATATTCATTCCGCCTTTCTTAACAGCCGCCAGTCTTCTGATAGAGAAACTGAAAAGTTTTATAGATTCACTTATATAATGACAGAGACAGAGATGGCTGACTTATTAAAATTAAGTGGGCTTTCTGACGAAGACATTAAAAGGGCTTTTGCGAATACCTGTAATATTGCTGATTCGATTAGCTTGTATGATTTTCGGCACTCAACCATTGTACCGTGTATTAAGATTCCCAGTTTTCAGTTAAATAAAACAATTTATGATACAAATTATCCTGCGATTGTAAAATTTTATGAAAGCACAGATGCGCAGGACCAGTATTTGATGTATCAAATTGAGCAGGGGATTGCCGCTAAAAAGATTCAAATTGACCAAGAAAAATTATCAAGAATTAACGACGAACTTGATATTTTGGGTTTTATAAGCGATAGACTGGGACAAAAGCTCAGCGCTTATCTTAATTTAACAAAAAATATTGTCGATATTGCATGGCAAGTTAGTTTGGTTGGCGCGGGGCGCGGATCTGCTTGCGGCGAATATATTAATTATTTAATTGGTATTACTCAGGTTGATCCTCTCCAATACAATCTCCCCCATTGGCGTTTTTTAAACAAAGAACGCGTAGAGCTGCCCGATATTGACGAAGATTTTCAACCGGAGAAAACCGGGGATATTGTCTCACTGCTGCGCAATGAATATGGCGAAAACAGTGTTTTAAATTGTGCGACATTTAAAACAGAGACATTAAAAAGCAGCATTTTAACGGTAAGCCGCGGGCTTGGTATTAATAATGACGAGGCACAAGCGCTCGCCGCGCTCGTTCCCCAACACAGAGGTATGACCTATACACTCAACGAGTGTCTTTTTGGCGACGAGGAAAAGGGTTTTGATCCTGTCCCCGGTTTTAAAGAAAAACTTGATATGTACCCCGGGTTATTTGATGGTGTTAAAAAAATCGAAGGGCTTCCCACTAACGCCAGTATCCACGCTAGCGCATTATATGTTTTTAACGATTCCTATTTAAATCAAAATAGTTTGATGAGAGCGCCGAATGGTACTAAAATGACAGCATTTAATATGCACGACAGCGATGACCAGGGTGCCCTAAAGATGGACGTTTTGCGTACTGACGCTCAGTCAAAAATGGCGAAGTGTCTTGATCTATTAATAAAAGATGGTAAAATTGATTGGCAAGGCACACTTCGAAAAACCTACGATAAATATTTACACCCCGACGTTTTGGATTATCAAAATCCGCAAATGTGGGATGATATGGCCGCAAACAAAATCCCCAACCTATTTCAATTCGACACCATGGTTGGGTCAACCTGTATTAAAAAGGCACGGCCAGACAACGTCGTGCAACTTGCTGAGATTAATTCAATAATGAGACTGCAAGCCGATAGCGGGGAACAACCGATTGATAGATATGTCAGGTTCAGAGAAAATCCCGAAGCGTGGGATCTTGAAATGATGGAGGAGGGGTTGACCCCCCATGAAATCGAAATCCTTAAAAAGTATCTTGCCCAAAGTCACGGCGTCTCTGGTTCTCAAGAGGTGTTAATGCGTATTTTAATGGACCCCGAAGTTTGTAATTTTACTCTCGGGGAGGCCAACGCTGCACGAAAAGCCATCGCAAAAAAGCAAGCCGCAAAATTAATTCAGTTAAAGAAAGATTTTTATGAAAAAGGCGAGGAAACATAATAATGGCCAGAAAAGAGTTTCTTGATTATGTCTGGAAATATTGTATTGAACCACAACTTGGCTATAGTTTTTCACTTAACCATACTTTGCCATACAGCCTTATTGCGGTGCAAGAGGCCAACCTTGCCACGCGATGGGATCCGTTATATTGGTGTTGTGCCTGTCTTTGTGTGAATGCTGGCAACTATGTGAAAGAGATGGGGGACGCCGCAGACGACGAGGAAGAAAACGAAGAAGTAGAGGATGCCGTTTCTGATAAAAAAGAAAAACGCATAGCCCCTAACTATGGTAAAATAGCTAAAGCTATTTCTGATGTACAGTTGTCCGGTGTACAGGTTGAACTGCCTGCTATTAACAACGCCCAGGTTGATTTCGTTCCTGATGTTAAAAATCAAAAGATTTATTACAGTTTGCAAGCTATTAGCACAGTTGGCGTGGATCTGTTAGAAAAAATTTTGACCGAACGCCCTTTTACTTCTTTGCAGGATTTTTTGGATCGAGTGCAACCCACCCAAACGCAGATGTTGGGGTTGATCAAGGCCGGTTGTTTTAACCAGTTATGCGGTAAAACGCAGCGAGGCGTACTTGCGGAATATCTACAACACGAAGCTGAGAAAAACTTTCCACGTAAAGACAAACTTACTGCGGTGAATTTAAAGAAACTTATTGAACTAAAGTGGGCGCCTCCTGAGTTTCGGGATGAATTACGTGTGTTTAAGTTTAAACGTTATATCGATGCCAATCAATACGACGCTTCAACTAAAAGATATTTATTATCCGAAGAAACTTGTCAGAAGTTTTTCGCTACTTTTATTGAGCAAAAATTGAATTGCGCTAAAGGTGATTACAGCGTGCTCCCCGAGGGGGTTATTGCAATTAAATCAACAGCTTTTAAGAAAGCCTACGATAGTTATGTTGGAAAAATTGTTGATTTTTTAAATACCCCTAAAGGTCAAGATACATATCTTGAAATCGTCAGACAAGATTATATTAACGGCATAACAGATAAATATTGCTACGGATCCGAATCTCGGTGGGAATTTGAAACTATGTCATTTTACCATGGAGATCACGAATTAAAAAATGTCAATAATGCATATTATAATATCGTAAACTTTAATGATCTACCGGAAACTTCTGAGAAGCCGACAATGTGCGCCTTGGCGGGCACCGTGGTCGGTACCAACAACATGCGGCATATGGTGAGTATTTTAACACCCAGAAGCGGCGTGGTGGATGTAAAGTTGTTCGGAGATGCTTATGTGCGTTATAATAAAAAAATTAGCACCGTAGACCCAGACACCAAAAAGAAAACCGTTGTCGATGATTCTTGGTTTAAACGGGGTAATAAAATTATCGTGTATGGTATGCGCAAAGAAAATACATTCCATTGTCGTGGGTTGAAAACCGAGTACGGTACGAGATATGTGGGCTTAATTAAAAACGTTAATCACGACGGCACTCTTGATATTAGTTATAAAAGAGCGTCGGTTAAAGGAGCATAACATGGAAAAAGAACAGAAAATTTCTCTTTTTCGTTTAACCGAAGGTGGAGAGCATGCCCTCGTCGCGCGTGGGAACAAAGAGTTTCTTATGCATATCGTTGCTGGGAACGCTCGTGAATATAATTGTGGGGTGTTTCGTCGTTGGAAGGACGGAGAATATTATTACTACGACTGCGGACCCGACACTTTTCTTTGCGAAGAAAAACTCGATGATTTGGTTTGATTTTTATAAAAAATCACGTAATATATATATGATAAAACAAGCACAGAAAGGAATCTAAAAATGGGAGCAAACCCCCTTTTGGGCAAAGAAATAAATGTTAAGGTAAAATTACATAATTATAGATTCCCCAAAGACAGGGCCCCGATACCCGGGGCTTTTGCCATTGTCTGTTTAGATATTCTGGAAGTTATAAGTGGGGTGATTTCCGGCGAGTGTGTCGCTCCCAACGGGACAATCACCGTTACGGGAGAAATGCCCACTTTCGAAGACGGTATGGAGTATTTTCTTACCGCTACACTAACCGAGGATCCCAAGTGGGGGCTCCAGTACCACAAACCTCAGGTCAGACTTGCTTATAATATGTCAAAAAGAGAAGATCAGGAGAAATTTCTGAGCTTTTTCATGACAGAAACGCAAATAAAATCACTCTTTTATTCTTATGAAAACCCCATAGAATTACTCGAACAGAAAAATATTGGGGCATTAACGAAGATAAAAGGCATAGGGCCATACACCGCAAATAAGATGTGTTTGAAATATGCGGCTAATATTAATAACGGTCGAGCCTAAAGAGCTTAAAGATATGGGCT